GCAGAGAAATCCACCTCAAGGGCGCAGACCGCCCTGACACACTCCGAGGGGTAGGCCTGTCGTACGTTGTCATGGATGAGTACGCTTTCATGAAGCCAGAGGTCTGGGAGTACATCGTTCGCCCGACACTGGCTGACTGTCGAGGAGGGGCTTTGTTTATCGGGACACCCGAAGGCAAAAACCACTTCTACGACCTGTACGAAGAAACTCGCAAGCACAAAAAGCTCTGTGAAAAAGAGGATAAAGAACCTGAGTGGCAGGCATTCAGCTTTTCCTCAGCAGAGAACCCAACAATTCCGATTGCTGATGAGATTCAGCGGTCGATTGACCAAGGCACACCAGCAGAAGTAGTCAGGCAGGAATATTTTGCGTCTTTCCAAGCGGCTGGTGGCAAAATTTTCAAGGAAGAAAGCCTCAAGTACCTTGATGAAGAGCCCTCAGAGGGCATCTACTACATTGCAGTGGACCCAGCAGGCTATGAAGAAGTCGGTAAGAAAGGCGCAAGAGAAGACAGACTGGACGAAATGGCCATCGCCATCGTCAAAGTCGGGACTTTCGGATGGTACGTTGCTGAAATTCGCACTGGCCGCTGGAATGTTAGGGAAGCATCCGTTCAAATCCTGAAAGCAGCCAAAGATTATCAGGCGCTGACAGTCGGAATCGAGCGCGGGGCACTAAAAAACGCTGTCATGCCCTACTTGACGGATCAAATGCGGCGTCTAGGTGTCTTTCCAAAGATTACAGACGTGACTCACGGTGGTAAAAAGAAGACAGAGCGGATTGCTTGGGCCCTCCAAGGCCGCATGGAGCATGGCAGAGTCTTCCTGCCAGAGGACTCAATCGGCGCTGAAGATCCAAAATGGAAGCGAAAGTTCATCAACCAGATGCTTGATTTCCCAAACCCGCTGACTCACGACGACATGCTCGACGCACTGGCTTATATTGACCAAGTTGCGACCACTACATACTTTGACGAGGAAGATTTTGGTGAAGAATTTGTTCCTCTCGACGATCTTGCAGGCTACTAATAATGGCAGTTAATCCAATCGCAGAACAAGAAGACGCACCGAGAGGCAATGACGAAGACGGTCAGCTTCTTGGTTACTGCATGGAGCGGATTGAGGAAGCCGAGCGCCACCGTGACCAGAACTATCTAGAAAAGTGGGAAGAGTATTACCGGCTGTGGCGCGGTATTTGGGCCAAAGAGGACAGTCAGAGATCGTCAGAGCGGTCCAAGCTTATTTCACCAGCCCTGCAATCAGCCGTTGAATCAACGGTTGCAGAGCATGAAGAGGCGGTTTTTGGGCGCAAGCAGTGGTTTGACCTAGTTGATGACTACGAAGACCGCCTAGCTGGACAAGATGATGACATGCGGCAGCTAAGAGCCTTTCTGATGGATCGTTTTGATGAGGCTGATGTTCCATCGTCCATGTCAGAAATCTTCTTAAATGCGGCGCTGTACGGCACAGGCATCGGTAAGATCATTACTGAGTCCTATAACAACAAGGAAGTTGAGCGCAGCGTCAACCAGAGCCTTGTTCAGCAGATTCAGCAGGCCGTTCAACAAGGGCAGGTTGATGAGCAAAGAGCGCAGCAGGCCCTGAAACAGGCTGTTGGTTATGACGTGGTGGACAAAGAGCGGTTTATTGTCAAGGTAGAGCCCGTTTCACCCTTTGACTTTGTCATTGACCCGGCTGCTCGCAAGATTGATGAGGCCGAATTCTGCGCCCACGTCACCTATAAACCCTTGCACCAGATTATTGAAAAACAGATGGACGGTATTTATAAAGCCGTTCAGGTTGAAGAGAAAAAAGAAGATCAGGGGGTTAACGGTGAAGAGGGCGACTCTGATTCTGTCAAGGTGGTTGAATACTACGGACTGGTTCCCGAAAGCCTACTGGATGTAGAGCTTGAAGAGGATGAAGAGCTAGTCGACTTAGGCCTAGACGACAATGAGAGCGAAGATAGCCCTGAGAAGGCCGTATTTGACCTGTACGGTGAGAACTTGGTCGAGGCGGTGGTTACCATTGCTAACGACTCAACGGTCCTCAGAGCGATCCGTAACCCTTTCTGGAACGATGATCGCCCACTGATCGCCTTCCAGCACGACACAGTCCCGAACAGCTTCTGGGGTCGTGGTGTTTGTGAAAAAGGCTATAACGCACAGAAGGCACTGGATGCCGAGCTTCGGGCCCGTATGGATGGGCTGGCACTCTCTGTCCACCCCATGATGGGTGTTGATGTGACGCGGATGCCGCGTAGTGGCAGTTTCACAGTCAGCCCCGGCAAGTCAGTACCAACGAATGGCAACCCCCGAGAAATTCTTAGTCCGTTCAACTTCGGTCAGGTTGACCCAGCGATCTTTCAAAGCACAGGTGATCTTGAGAGGATGGTGGGTGTCGCCACAGGCACAAATGACCCAGCCACCCCTGACAATGTGGACCCGTCACACAGCACGGCGTCTGGCATGTCGATGGCGCTGTCATCCGCTATCAAGCGTTCAAAGCGCACACTAGCAAACATCGAGCGCAACGCTATCAAGCCTTTCCTAAAAAAGGCCGCTTGGCGTTTCATGCAGTTCGACGAAGAGAATTTCCCGGTGCGAGATTTGAATTTCGTAACCAACTCAACACTGGGGATTACTGCCAGAGAATTGGAACAGCAGCAGCTTATTCAGTTGCTACAAACTGTTCCGCAAGATTCTCCGGCGTTCATGACCATGCTCAAGGCAATCTATGACAACTCCAGCCTCAGCAACAAGGAAGAGCTTGTCACAGTCATTGAGCAGATGATGCAACCTGATCCACAGCAACAGCAAGCAAAGCAGATGCAAATGCAGCTTGCGATGCAGAAAGAGCAGGCCGAGATTGACGAAGTCAAGAGCCGCACTGCGGAGAACTACGCTGACGTACTCAAGGCTCGGGCTGACGTTGAACTGGGTCAGGATAAGCTAGATACCGAACTCCAAAAGGAGATTCTGGACCTTCTAGCAGCCCGCGCTAATCAGCCCAACGGGAGTGAGAATAATGGCTCTGAGTGATCATAAGACTGAGCGTTTCTATCAGGACATTTTTACGCTAACCAGTCGCCCTGAATGGAATACATTCGTCGAATATCTGGAGGAAGTATTGGAGGCCAAAAAGGAAAATGCCCTTGACCTCGATACACTTGAAGAGCTACACAACCAGAAAGGTCAAGCAGAAATTCTGCGAATGGTAATTTCGTTCAGAAATGTTGCTGAGTTTCATTATCAGTTTCTTGAGGGTGAGGAGCCATCTTCATGAAGCTTTTCGATTTCAAATGCCAATCGTGCGAATATACATGGGAAGATGTGGCTGTGGACGAGACAGCCCGACAGGGTTGCCCAAAGTGCAGCGACATTGCCCTACCAATCATCAGTTCAGTCAACTTTCGACTGAATGGTGCTGACCCGGCGTTCCCTACTGCTTCTGAGCGGTGGGCCAAACGCCATGAACGCGCAGCGCGGGAAGCCAATGAATAACCCTACCGCTGTGATTAAACTCACTCCTACAACCCTTATGTTCATTTGTTAAGGCAGGAGGAAGAATGTCAACAAAAATTGTGGATCAACTAGAAGACGAAACCCCCGGTGAAGGCGAGGAGTTTGTGGACCTCAACCAGCCAGATGTTGAAGAAACTGTAGACACTGGTGAAGAAGAGGCCACAGAAAACAACGAGCCCACCGAAAACCAGCTCCCTGACAAGTTTCGTAACAAGAGCATGTCAGAGGTTGTGGAAATGTACCAGAACCTTGAAAAGGAGTTTGGTCGAAAGGGGAACGAGGTTGGTGAGCTACGCAAGCTTACCGATGAACTTCTTCAGTTGGAAATCCAGCAGAAAAAGCAGAACCAAGAGCGTGTATCCTCGCAGGAAGAGGATATTTCTGACGATGACTGGTTCACTTCACCCAAGGAAGCGACGGATAAATACCTGCAGAAGTCAGGTCTTGCTAAGGAAGTTGAGCAGCTAAAGGAAAAACTCACTAGCCGGGATCGGGAAGAAGCTCACAAGGCATTTGTGGAAAAGCACCCCGATTACAAGGATCTGGCTCAGAACGAGGATTTCCAAACATTTGTCAAGGACTCCAAGTACCGGCTTGATCTGGCTCAGAAGGCCGATCAGTACGACTATGAGGCCGCGAATGAGTTGTTCGACATGTACAAGGCAATCCGTGGTAACAAGGGTGCCCAGAGTGAAGCGGACGAGGGCGCTGATAAGTCCCAGCAGCAACAGCAGGCTCGTAAAAAGGCCACGCTAGAGGGGTCCAGCAACCGCAGTAAGGGAACCAAAAAGGTCTATCGCCGCGCTGACCTTATCAAAATGAAAATGAATGACCCGGAGCGTTACATGGCTATGCAGGATGAGATTATGCAGGCCTACGCCGACGGTCGAGTGAAATAACTGTCGTAGGAGACTTTAATCATGGCACTAGGAAGCAATCACGTTACTTCTAGCAAGGCAGCGACTTTCGTACCAGAGGTCTGGTCTGACGAAGTCATTGCTAGTTTCAAGTCAAACCTTGTTCTCGCCAATCTGGTCAAGAACATGAACCATCAGGGCAAGAAGGGTGATGTTATTCACATCCCTGCACCTGTCCGTGGCAACGCCAACCAGAAGACCGCTGAGTCTCAGGTGACGCTCATCAGCAACACCGAGAGCGAGATTCAGGTCAACATTGACAAGCACTTTGAGTACAGCCGCCTCATTGAGGATATTGTTGCTACTCAGGCCCTTAACAGCCTTCGTCAGTTCTACACTGATGATGCCGGGTTTGCGCTGTCAAAGCGTGCTGACACTGACCTTGGCGACCTCTTTGCAGGTTTTCAGGGTGGTTCCAACTACAGCGGTGCTGTGGCTGGTAACGACGGTGTCACTGCTTGGGATTCTAGCTCCACTGGTAACGGTGCTGCACTCACCGACGCGGGTATCCGTCAGATGATCCAGACTCTGGATGACGCGGACGTTCCCATGTCCTCACGCTATCTTGTGATTCCGCCAGTTGAGAAGCGTAACCTTCTCGGCATTGATCGGTTCACCGAGCAGGCGTTTGTTGGTGAGACTGGTGGTCAGAACAGCATTCGCAATGGCCGTGTGGGTAATGTGTACGGCGTAGAAGTCTACGTCTCCAGCAATGTTCCCACCATCACTGCGGATGACGGCTCCACCAACTACCGTGCGGCTGGTATGTTCCACGAGAGTGCAATGGTCCTGATTACTCAGGTCGCACCCCGTGTTCAGACCCAGTACAAGCAGGAGTACCTTGGTGACCTCCTGACTGTGGATATGCTTTACGGAGTCAACGAGCTTCGTGACGAGGCCGCAGTGGTTGCTGTCGTACCTTCCTGATCGTAGGTGGTAGTATGCTGGGGGCTTCGGCCCCCGGCTTCTTTAGGAGAAGAAAATGGTGAGAGTTAAAGACACGCTGACAGATGCAATCTTTGAAGTCAGCGAGGATCATTGGGCACAGAACCTTTGGAAGGTCCGTCGATACGAAAAAGCACCTAAGCCAGAAGACCTGCAGAGAAAGTCTGTAGGACGCCCAAAGAAGACGTACACAGACAAAACTGAGGACTAATAATGGCTACCTACCTCTCAGCAGTAAACTCTGTTCTACGACGCCTAAGAGAGCGTGAAGCGACTTCGGTAAATAACAGCGCGTACACTCGTCTAATTGGGACGCTTGTTAATGATGCTAAAAGAGAGGTAGAAGATGCTTGGAATTGGACTCATTTAAAGAACACCATTCAAGTTACAACAGAACAAGGCGTTTTTCGTTATTCG